CCACCTATGGTTTAAATTATGAGAAAAAATTATGGCAAAAATTAATGACGCAGAAGGACTTTATGCTACACTAGGATATAATTTTGATGATCCAAATAAATCTATACAAAGTTATCCAGAAAAAACTGTACAGATGTTAGAAAAAACTCCACCTTTTTTTGATTCGTGGATGGTACAAGATGTTAGAGATAATAATGTTGGAGGTTATTTTAAAAATCCATGTGGAACAAATACATCAACAATAATAACCACAGCAAATACTATTCATGGCTTGGCCAATGGTTGTTCTGGATTAGAAACGATTGCAAGTTCTTCTAATACTCTATACTATACCGCAACAAATTTTTTAGCTCATACCAATAGAATATCAGGTGTAACACCTTGGAATTATGAAGATACGGTTAATCCTTATTATGATAATGCAACATCATATGCAAAACAAGTTGTTTATGTTACAAATCAAACAGATAATATAACGAATACTTCAGTTCTTATGGGTTCTTTTACAAGCGTTTTAGTTGCTCCTCAAGTCGGAGCTAATGCAGCCATTTTTGCTCCGTATGCAGCTATTGTACAAAACTCCATAACGATCAGCACAGACGAATATGGTTCAACAACTAAAAGTTCAAATCTTTCATCCTCTATAAAAACCACCCTCAATACTTTGATGGTAAATTTAAATACTTTTCTGTCTACAAGACAAACTCACGATGTTAATTTTTTCACAAAATTAAAGCAAACAAATGAAAAATTACAAGAGGTTGGTCGTTTTAGAAATTTAGGTAACTCCGAATCAGCTTTATTGACGGACCACGTTGGTTCAGACAAATTACTTACCAGAATAGAGTAATAAATAGTACATGGCCACGAAAATATACTCAGACATAGACTTTACCTTTACCAAAAAACCGGTAACCAAAGATATTGCTTTAAGTTATAACGAAAAAGCTGTTCTTAGATCAATTCGTAATCTATTATCAACCAGAAAATTTGAAAGACCTTTTAATCCTGACTTAGGATCTAACCTTGACGCACTTTTATTTGAGTTGATATCACCTTTGACTAGTATAGCTTTAGAAAAAGAATGTAGATCTTTGATAGAAAAATATGAGCCTAGAGCAATAATAAAGAGTTTGGATGTTAGTCCACAACCAGATAAAAATGCGTATGCTTTGAGTTTGTCTTTTTATATGGAAAATTCAACAGACCCAATAGACGTACAACTTATTTTAGAAAGAAATAGATAAAATGGCTGGCGCTAATTCAGAAATAAGAATAACTGATTTAGATTTTGACACTATCAAACAAAATCTAAAAACTTACCTAAAATCACAAAATATACTGAACGATTATAATTATGAAGGTTCGGCTTTAGCTACTCTGATAGACCTTCTAGCGTATAATACACAGTATAATGCCTACTATTTAAACATGGTAGCAAATGAAATGTTTTTGGATACGGCAATACAAAGAGCTTCAGTAATTTCTCACGCAAAACTTTTAGGGTACACACCACAGTCTTTTACCGCACCTACGGCTAAAGTTAATATAACTTTCAACAATGTTCAAGAAAATTCTTTAACTTTGCCTAAATTTACAAACTTTCTATCTGAAGCAATAGATGGTGTTAACTATAATTTTGTGACAGTTGATGATTCTACTGTAAACACATCAAATAATTCTGCGTCTTTCACAAACGTAGAATTGAAACAAGGTATACCAACTAGAATAACATATACTGTTGATAAAACTCAAAATCCAAAATTGATGTTTAGAATACCAGAAGTTACTGTTGATACTTCAACAATATCAGTTATAGTTCAAAAATCAGTAGCAGACAATTCAACAGAAACTTTTACTTTGGCAACGAACTACTTAACAATTAATGATGAGAGTGCTGTCTTTTTCTTACAAGAAAGTACTGATGGAAGATATGAAATTCAGTTTGGAGATGGTATATTAGGTAAAACTTTAGACAACGGAAACATTGTTTACATATCTTACATTGTGACTAGAGGAATTTCGTCTAGAGGTGCAAATAATTTTACACTAACGCAAAGTGTAAGCGGTTATGGTAATCCAACAATAACACCTTTACAGAAAGCTTCTTTTGGTTCTAATAGAGAAACTTTAGATTCAATCAAATTTCAAGCACCAAAATCTTTTGCTGCACAAAATAGAGCGGTAACAAAAGATGATTATATAACAATTATACAAACAAATAAATTTAATATTCCGGTACAGTCTGTTTCTGTTTGGGGTGGAGAAGAAAATGATCCACCAAAATACGGTAAAATATTTGTTGCTGTAAAACCTGTAGGTGAATATCTTTTAACGGATTATCAAAAACAAATATTAGTTGAAGATGTAATTAAACCGGTATCTGTTGTAACAGTTTCTCCTGAAATTGTTGATGTTGATTATGTTTATTTAATTCTGACAGCAGATGTTTTATATGATCCATCAAAAACAACTTTAACTTCTGCACAAATTAAAACTTTAGTCAGAAATGGTGTTGTAACTTTTTCAAATCAAAATTTGAATACTTTTAATTCTGTCTTTATTCTTAGTGATTTAATAACATACATCAAATCATTAAATTCTTCGATACTTGCAGTAGATTTTGATTTATATTTGCAGAAAAGAATAATTCCAGTATTTAACAATAGTTTAGACTATACAGTAAAATTTGGAAATGTTTTAGAAAGAAGTTTAGGAGAAAAAGCTTTAAGAATATCACCTTCTTTTTCTCAATATGATAGTAATGTTACTTTCTATGAAAATGTATTCTTTGAAGAATCTGAAGATTATCCTGGAACTCTACAAACATATTATTATAAAGATGAAATTAAAAATATTTTAACTATTTCTGATGACACAATCAATGCAGGAACTATAGACTATACTAATGGTATTGTTGTTTTGAAAAATTTTGCTCCTACAAGTTTAAATAGCAATGACGGGCTTGTAAGAATAAATGCTTATCCATCAAAAAGAATTGTTTCATCAACATTTGACAGGATCATAACTTTAGATGAATTAGATCCATATTCAATAACAGTTAATGTTACTGCAAAATAATGTCAGACAATAAAACATCAATTTTAATACCAGAACAACTACCAGAATTTATTCGTGGTAGTGAGGATTATTCTAATTTTATTTTGTTCTTAAAATCTTATTATGAGTGGATGGAACAAAATAGAGGTGTTATCTACGATTCAAAAAATATTTTAAAATATTCAGATGTTGACACAACTCTAACTGATTTTTTAGAATATTTTAGAAATGAATTTATGTCTTTTTTTCCAAAAGACGCTTTAGTTGATGAAAGAAGATTAATTAAAATAGCAAAAGAATTGTACCGTTCAAAAGGTATTCCAAATTCTTTTAAATTTCTGTTTAGAGTTCTTTATAATTCAGATGTTAATATTTTTAACACAAAAGATTATATTCTAAAAGCATCTGATGGTAAATGGATTTCAACAAGGTCTTTAAAACTTGCAACATCTGATAAAAAATGGAAACAATGTTCAGGTTATAAGATATTTGGTGAAGAATCTAAAGCCTACGCAACAATACAAAATGTCGTAGAAGACAATTTTAATATTAAAATTATTCTATCAAATATATTAAGAAATTTTGAATCTGGAGAATTTGTAAGAGTTGTTGATGTGCATGGAGAAAATTTCTCAATAGATGGTGTAAATCCTAGAGCTAGAATTGTTGGGTTACTATCTGGAGTTAAAATTATTAGAGGTGGAAGTTCGTATGATATTGGAGATCCCGTAGTATTTTACGGTGGTTTAGATCCAGATGTTGAAGAACCAATAGGTGCCAACGGATTTATATCTTCAGTAACAAGTGCAAGTATTAAAGGCACTACAGCACTATATGCAGGCCATGGATACAGACCAGGAAGCTTTACTGAAATTAATTTGAAAACATCGAGTGGTGTTGGATCAGGCGCCAGAAATATAGTTACAAAATTTACAAATGAACCATACTATGTTTATTATGTACCAAAAGATACAATAGGACCTAAAGCAAACATTGCTTTGGGAAACACCACATTTAGTTGGGGTGCAAATCCTATAGGCAATAGTGAATATGGTTTTGCAAATTTAGTTAATGCAAATGCAAACACAAGGTTAGTTGAAGCATTTACTTTTCCTGTTCTTAAAACTTTTGGTATATCTGAAACAACAATTACTTCTCCTGGAACAGGATATGACGGTTCAACAATTGCTAGTGCTGTTGGATTTTATGCGACAGATCAAGAACAAAGAGCTACACTACCTTCGATGGGTGTTTTGCCTCCAATAGTTATTGTCAACGGAGGTTTTAATTATAATTTAGGTGATAAAATAGAATTTGTTGGTGGATCAGGTTTTGGTGCATATGCAACTGTAACTGGAGTTTCAACTAGTTCTGGAACAATTACCAACATAGATTACTCTGATGATCCTGAAGGTGAAAGAATTTATCCTTTAGGTGGAATGGGATATGAAAGAGCTCTGCCTACACTAGTGGTTTCTAGTAATACTGGATCAGGTGCAGTACTTTCACTAAATGGTTTGGTTGGTAATGATGCTCAATTTAAAGTTGATGGTTCACCATACGGTCAAGTATTAACAGTAGAGTTAACTGAAGAAGGACTAAATTATGTTACTTCACCAAACATATCTTTGAGAATACAGGATATGTTGATAGAAAATATTTCTTTCTTACCAAAAAAAGGAGATATAGTTTATCAAGGAACTTTTGAAAATTCAAATTTTGCTGCAAATGTAGAATCATTAACTTTATTAACTGCAAACAATGATCCTCTATTATCTCGATACAATTTAAGAGTTTATAATTATGGTGGTTTGTTTAGTTCAAATTCTTCTATAAACATTAGGAGATCAGGTTCTAACATTTCTGCAAATATAAGATTAGCCAATACAACAACAGGCATTTATACAAACGGAAGAAAAATTTATGGCAATGGAATGGCTCAAGCAGAAGCTATTTTTAATAATGGTATAACTCTTGGTACGGGCTTATACTCAAATCAAGATGGCCATCCTTCAGGTTATTCAATATTACAAGATTCTGTTTATAATGAATACACATATATGTTGCAAGTTGAAGAAGCTTTGGCAAAATATAAAGAAAAAGTTTTAAAATTTTTACATCCAGCTGGTTTAAACTATGCAACTTATAATATTCTGAAGAATTCAAATGGATATAATATACTTGTTGAGAGTGATAAAGCAACAGTTAGAAAATTGGGATCATTAATTAATAATAATAATTATTTTGCACAGTTGGATGCAAATAGTTCAAATACTATAATATTCACCAATTTGAATGGCGCAAATATTGCCAATG